ACGCGCCGCACCTGCGAGACACGCACCGCGCGTCTGTCCACTCCGCCGGAGCCGCAGCCCTCGCAACGTCCCTTGGCTGGCGGGTCTACCTGTCAGGCAAGGCCCCGCACCTGATGGAAACCGAGCGCACCCTAGACGCTCGCGCGGTCCCGTGGTCCGCGTGTCCGCTCGACGCCCGCGCCGCTGCGACCGCCGACAACGACCCGCAGCGCCCTAGCACGTGCAACACTTGCAGGGCATGCCACGCGAACAGCGACGGGCCCGCGGTCCTCACCATAGCCGACCACGGCCCGCGCCGCACACGGATAGCCGCATCGCTGCTAACCGCCCGCATCCATGGCGGCGCCCGTGGGTAGGCCTGAGACGCTGGCCGTCCTCGTGGTCCTCGTGGCGCTGGCCCGCCGCATCCGCGCAGGCACTCGGAGCCGACGGAGCCGCGCGCCTCGCTCGCGCCGGCGTGCCAACGCGCGCAGGTAGGGCACAGGGCGAGAGTCAGCCCCCCACAACCCACAACCGCAAGCGCCTCGGATGGTCCGCCGTCCGAGGCGCTGGCATTTTTGGCCCATGCCAGCCCGCCCGGTGTTAGAGCTGGTCAGCCTGGCCGATGTCCGCCGACCTCGAGTGAACCCAAGACACCAAGACCTCGAGCACCCAAACGCCGAACGACCGAGCCGCGGGAAGACCTCGAGCAGAAGACAGGACAACCAAGCCGCAGCACAGACCCAGGAAAAGGTGCACCAGAAGGCCGAAACACGGGCCCCGCTCGCTAACGCTCGCTACAAACCGCAGCAATCACGAGGGCTGGGGGGGTGTTCGATAACTCCGGGTCACTCCATGTACTATCGCCCCTCAGACCTCGGAGGTGTATTTTGACCAACTCATGTGCATATGACATTGACCTGAGCGAACCAGAGCGAGTGCTGCTACAGGGCGCTCTCAAAGACACAGACCGGTACGTCAGAGAACGCGCACGGATCGTGCTGCTCGTGGCTGACGACAAGCTGACAGTCCACAAGGCTGCCGAAGAGGTAGGCGTCAGCAGAGCCTCGGCGAGTGCGACGATGAAGCGGTGGCTGCGCTACAGGAGCCGGGCAGCCTTGGTTCAGCACTGGCGGCTCGAGGATGCAGACATCAGCGAGTGGAGCGACACAACGACAGCCCTGGCGATGATGGACCCGGCTGCCGCGACGCCACGCGACATTCTCAGGCTGCAGATGACGCTGCTTGCCCAGGCGCAGACCGAGATCGACAACCCCAAGCAGCGCATCGCCATGGGGCTCGACATCACCAAGGCGATGACGCAGGTGCTCAAGTCAGAGGGCGACCAACTGTCGAAGCGAGACATCGACGCGGTGCTCGAGAAGACCGGCGGCCAAGGCAAGGGCAGAGACTGGCGACCTCGAGACCCGGGGCCAAGAACGCTGCCCGACCTTGGCAAGGGTGACGTTATCGACACGCAAGTCTCGGCCAGAGAGCCACAGGTGGCCCGAGACACCGGGCTGCCCATCATCTCAGCGGGCTCACAGTCGAGCTTCGGCGAGTAGCCTTGGGCTCACAGTCGAAGCATCCCAACGCCCAGCGCCCGCGCGCGGGTCCGGCGCTGCGGCCTGGCCCTGCTGGGCCGGCCTCGCTTGAGCTCGCCCCGAGAAAGTTCGCCAAGACCCCTCTTAGAAACTTTTCTCACCCCTCAAGAGCGACACTTCTATATGACATTCTGTCTACAAGGGCAAGAACAGACGTCCTAAAGGGCATGAATGGGGCATGAACGTGCAAGAAAAAACGTGTATCATTACAATGACATGCACACATTAGGGCATGAAGGGCATGAAACCCCTACGCGCGCAAGATATCCCAAGCAAAGTTTGAGAACACGCTCACAGCGAGTAGCTCGGAGAACGCGCCCTTCATGCCCTCTGCGACCTGAACACTGAGATTTCGGTCAGTTGGGCGCAGTCAGAACGTGCCCTGTTCGTGCCCCATGGGGCATGAACGGTCGCGAGCTCTGCTATGGCTCGATGTTCCGCCGTCGCCGCAGGTGAAGACGAACGGAGGCGAGGGGCGTAGTCTTCGCGGTTGCGTTGGTGGTGGGGGTTGGGGTATCTGCGAAGCAGCGGGGCCGGGGTCTCGCGCTCAGAACGCGGCCTTGGGCCAGAGGGAGACGAAGATGAAGTACGTTCGGAAGCTGACGCTGGTCGGCGCAGAGCAGGAAGTGAGCCTCACGGACCTCCGCAACGAGCGGGGGCGCGGCGTTGGTGCCGTGCTGATCGAGAACCAGGACACGAGCAACACGTTCACGGTGACGGGGCTGTTCGGTGGCGACTCGAGCTACGAGCTCGGCCCGGGCAAGCGGGTGCTGCTGCGCGACTCAAAGGAGTCGCTGTCGGTGGTGAAGGTCAACGGCACGGGCATCTGCCAGCTCATCATCTCCGACACGCCCGACGAGCTGCGTGTCGAGGACGTGGCCGTCACCCTCGACGCCACGCAGGGCAAGCTCAAGGTGGTCTCCAAGACCATCAACTACAGCGACTTCACCGCCGCGGCAGGCTCCGAGGTCATCGACGGCCCCGTCGTCCCCGCTGACAAGGTGTTCATCGGCTGCGCGATCGATGTCGTGACCCTGTTCGACGACTTCGGCGCCGTGACCAGCTCGAAGATCGACGTGGGCGACGGCTCCGACGCCGACTGCTTCGTCCACGACATCGAGGTGCTTGCCGGTGTCGGGACCACGGGCAAGAAGGCGTCCTTCCCCGACGCCCACTCGGCCCTGCTGGGCTACTCGCCGTCGGCGCGGGCCACGAAGGTCACGCTGACCAACACCGGCGCCAACGTCGACCTGCACTCGGCGGGCCAGGTCCGGGTCCACGCGTTCTACTTCGACAGCCTCATCTAGGCTGACGAGGGCCCGTGAACTACGAGCACGAAGCCCTGCGGTGCCAGAGAGACTTCTGGTACTGCGCGACCAAGTACCTGAAGATCCAAGACAAGCGGGCGCGGTTGGTGAAACTCCAGCCGCGCCCGCCTCAGGTTGAGGTCATCAACAAGCTCGTCAACGAGGGCGGCAACCTCTACCTGCTCAAGTCGCGGCAGATCGGCGGCACGACCATCGTGTCGGCGTTCTACTTCTGGAAGTGGATCTTCACCAAGGGCTACCGCATCGCGGTCATCGCTCACCACGAGAAGGCGGTGAAGAAGCTCTTCCGCATCTACGCCACCTTCTGGGCGCACTTCCCAAAGTGGATGCGGCCCGCCGAGCTGGGCCTGAGCCAGGTCCACCTGCACGCCGCCAACGACCGCCGCATCGACGTGGGCACCGCGGGATCCGAGCTCTGGCGCGGCTTCCCGTACCAGGCGTACCACCTCTCCGAGTTCGCGTTCTACGAGAAGGGGCAGTTGATGGTGAAGTCGGCGCTCGCCGGCGCGCCCGACGACGCATACATCGTCAAGGAGACGACGGCGAACGGGTTCAACCACGCCTACCGCTCGTGGAACGCGAAGGACGCCTACTTCAAACTCTTCATCCCTTGGTCGGACGACCCGACCTACGTCCGGCGCAAGCCGTTCGACGAGACGACGCCGGCGCTCGAGGACTACCTCGCCCGGCACAAAGACCTGACGCCCGAGCAGTTCAACTGGGTCCGGCACCGGTTCAGCTCAAAGCTCGAGCAAGACCTCAAGTCGCTGCTGCAGGAGTTCCCGTTGACGGCGGACGAGGCGTTCGTCGCGCACGGCGGGCGCGTGTTCCCGTTCTTCTTCCAAGACGTGGTCGACCCGGAGGACGGGCTGGTCGAGTACCTCGAGCCCGAGCGGGACGTGCCGCATGTGATGGGCATCGACGTGGCCACGGGCGACAACGAGAGCGACGACAGCGACTACCAAGCGTACACCGTCTTGTCGGTGCGCGACCGTCGGCGCCCGGAGACAGCCGCGGTCCAGCGGTGCCGGGTGCCGCTCGAGCAGTTCTGCCAAGACTGCCTCGCGACGGCGAAGCGGTACAACGCGCTGGTGGTCATCGAGGCGAACCACTTGGGCGCCGCGGTGCTCGACTACTTCGTCCAGCGGCACTACCCGCACATCTACAAGCGCAAGGACCACGACAAGACCGGCGACAAGATGGTCGAGCGGATGGGCTGGTACACGTCGGTCAAGACGCGCCCTCTGCTGCAGAGCAAGCTCATCAGCACGCTGCGACCGGCCCAGCCGCCGCCTCCCAAGGAAGAGACCGACTGCAAGATGTTCGTTGTCGACGACCGCATGCGCTCGGACATCAACACTTGGGAGTGGGCGAGCAAGACCCGGGCTGACCACATGGCTGGCGAGCACGACGACGTGCTCATCAGTTGTGGTCTGGCGCTGATGGGCATCGAGCAACTTGGCGACTGGACTCCGATGGAGGATGATGAAGACGTGCCGCGGACAGCCGAGGAAGTTCTTCGGTGGGAAGCGAAGCACGGCATGAGCTGGGAAGAGGCTCACGGCGACGAGACGAACGAGACGCTGTTGAGCATCCCGTACTGAGGACACCATGGCTGGCACCACGAACCCCGAGACGAACACGGCCCCGCAGACCCCGGACACCCCGGAGACCCCGGACATCGACCACCTGAGCGACGAAGAGGTCATGCGCGCGACGAGCGAAGCCTTCGCGAAGGTGGGGGACGACTCTGCCCCCGCCGAGGCCGAGCCCGAGCAGCCCGAGGCCAAGGCCGACGGCGAAGAGCTCGACGGCGACGACGAGCCGCCTGAGGACAAGGTTGAGGACGAGGCGGAGGACAAGGCGGACGGCGAGGACAAGGCCGACGGCGAGGACAAGGCGGCGGCGCCAGAGGGCGTCGACCCCGAGGTCGCCAAGCAGAAGCAGGAGATCGAGGACGCGATCGAGAAGACGACGGACCCGGAAGCTCTCAAGCAGCTCGAGAAGATGCGCCTGCAAATCGGCGCCCTCGCCCTGCGGCAGGAGATCCGCTCCGCGCGGGAGAAGTACCCGGACGTGCCCGAGGCGGTTCTCATCAACGCGGCCTACGACCCCAACGACAGCCGGTCGATGGTCGAGATCGCCAAGCATTGGGACAACGTCTTGACCCAGGCCATGGAGCGCAAGTACAAGCGGAGCCAGGGTGCTGGGGAGAAGGTCCAGACGGACCTCGAGCCGTCGCGGAACGAGCCGGAACCAGCCAAAGACCCCGGAGACCTCTCCTGGGACGACCTCTGGGATGAAACGCGAAACGCCTTCACAGGCGGTTGATGACGGGAGAGAGCGATGGCGGCAACCAAGGCAACAGCCGAGAGTCTTCTCAAAGAAAAGTACCTGCCCAAGATTCAGCGGACGCTGAACAACGAGGCGCTGGTGCAGAACCTGCTCCGCAAGGGCACCAGGCGTGTCATGTGGACGGGTTCGGAGTGGAAGAAGGTCTTCCACGTCGGTCGCAACGACGGCATCGCCTACGCGGACAACTCCGGCGGCGGCCTCCCGTCCCTGCCCGCCGCGGGCGCGCAGACCTACCTCGAGGTCAAGGGCGACACGGCGCGCATGCTGTTCCGCTTCCAGCTCGACGGGCGCATCTTCGACGAGACGGAGAAGGGCACCCCCGACGAGAAGTTCGCGAGCGTGTTCTTTGAGGAGATGAAGGGCCTCGAGCGCGACGTGAAGAAGAAGTTCAACCGCGACGCGGTGGTCGCCGGTGACATCGCCGGCATCATCAACGAGAAGGCCACGTCGACCGCGACGACCGCGGCCACCGACGTGACGGCGCCCGCGGAGGGCACGCTGACCGTCCAGTACAGCGGCGACTTCGCGCGCTTCTCGACGGTGGTCACCGCCACCCCGGCGACGTGGATTCGTGTCAACCTCATTGCGATGGACACCTACGCGACCATCGCGACCTCGCCGTCGGGCGGCGCGGTCTACATCAAGGGCTACGACGAGGCGGCTGGCACCATCACGCTGGCAGTCATCGACGCCACGGGCGCGGGCAGGACCATCAGCACGGACCTCGCGGACGACGCCTACGGCATCGCCGTGCAGTTCGCCGACGCGCTGTACGACGACAAGGACGGCGACGCCTTCGGCGCGCTGTACAACTACAGCCTCCAGCCCCACGGCCTGCTGCACAACATTTGCAGCAACACCCTGCACTCGGGCATCACGAGCCAAGGCTCGACCATCACCCGCGACGCGGCGGCGGCGGCGACCATCCGGTCGACCGTCATGACGATGGGCAAGCAGGCCGGCGCCGGCTCGCTCCGTCAGCCGCTGACGGTGACCCGCTTCCACGAGGTGCTCGACGAGGTCTACGACAAGCTCGGCGAAGAGCCCGACCTGATCTTGGTCAACAGCAAGTTCTTCTCGCTGTACAACGACCTGGTTCAGACGGTCACCTTCGGCGGTGAGTACAAGATCGAGGGCAAGAAGGGCACGGCGGACCCGAGCATCGGTCGCGACGGCATGCGCTTCGCGGGCATCAAGTTCATGCGCTCGCAGGAAGTGCCCAACGGCATGGCCTTCATCCTGACGAAGAAGGACTGGATGACGCTCGAGAAGACGCCGTTCGGCTTCCGCAACAACGTCACCAACACCGGCGTGCTCGAGCCCCGTCCCGACCACGACGGCTACCAGGGCGTCGGTCGCTGGATGCTGGACTTCTTCTGCGACCAGCCGGCCAACCAGGCCATCCTGACGGGCTTCGCCTACTAAGGCCGCCCGTGCTGCTGGCTTTCCAGATCCTGGGCCTCGCAGCCGCCACCGCTTTGGTGGTGGCTGCTTGGCTTTTGGTCTACTGGCTATGGGTGCGGGTCAACGACAAGCACATCGTCCGGGTGCCTGTTGATATAGTGCGCCCGGACAACGGTTCCCCACCGCCATCCGACTTGCCGGGCGACCCCGACGAGTGGCAGCCTCTCAGCGGCCTTGGGGACATTCCCGCGGGGGGCGCAGATGGCAGGCCGATCCGACTACGCTCGTGAGCTTGCGATGCTCGAGCAGGAGCGCAAGCAGGAGGCCCGTGGCCGCGGCGGGGCGTTGGGCGGCATCCTTGGCGCTCTGGCCGGCGGGGTCATCGGCACCTTCGCGGCCCCGGGCCTTGGCACAGCCACTGGCGCCTCGCTCGGCGCGAGCCTTGGCGGTCAGGCAGGCGGCGCCATCGCGGGGAACCGCGTCTCTAGGAGCGATGTCGAGGACGAGCTTGAAGACCGCCTTGAAGCCGAGCGGATTGAGCGCATCGCCCGCAGCCGAGGTGTGATGTGAGCAAGATCCGCAACAAGGGCGAGCTCAAGAACATCGCCGACCAAGTCTCAAAGGGCCGTCGCGACAACGAGGCTGCGCGCATCGTGTGGCACCTGTGCTCGTGCTTCCTCGAGGGCAAGCACGAGGTTCGCTACAACAGCAGCTCAAACGAGTTGTGGGCCGGCTTCCCGACCGACCGCGAGAAGTCGCCGGTGGTCAACAAGACCCTGGCCAAGTTCAGGACGGCGAAGGCGGCCCTGCAGGTCGGCATGCCCGGCATCGGGGTCCAGCCGACGCTCGGCGTCTTCGACGACATGACGAAGGCCATGGCCTGCCAGCACTACCTGCAGGCGCAGTGGTCGGCGCAGAAGATGCACATGGTCGTCGGCGAGCTTATCGACCGACTGCTGGCGCACGGCAACGCCGCGCTCTACAGCTACTGGAGCAAGGAGAAGGGCCGCCCCTGCACGGAGATCATCCCGGCCAAGCAGTTGGTCTTTGAGGAAGCGGTCGAGAGCCCGGAAGAGAGCCGGTGGGTCGGCATCATCCGGTACATCCACAAGCGCGAGGCGTACAAGAAGTGGCCTGAGCTCAAAGAAGAGCACCAGCGCCAGTACGAGGACATGGCGGACCCTAGCCTGAGCGGCCTGCGTCAGCTTCCGCCCGACCGTCTGGAGACCTGCTACGTCTTCTGGCGCAACGGCGACTATGCGGTCATCGTCGACGGCATGGTGGTGTCGAGCGGCAACATGGGCTTCAAGGGCGTGCCGCTGTCCTTCATCCGGTTCACCAAGATCCCCGACCGGCTGTGGGGCAAGGGCATCGTCGAGCCGATGATGAACCTGAACCTGCAGTACAACCGGCGTCGCAGCCAGCAGATGGTCAACGGCGACCTGATGGCGAACCCGTTCTGGGCGAACCCCCGGGGCAACGGGCTCAAGAAGAAGGACTTCACGTCGCGGGTTGGCGGGGTGCTTGAGTACAGCATGCACGTCGGCGCGCCCAAGCAGCTCCAGCCGTTGCCCCTGCCGCCACAGGTCGCTGAGGACATCGACCGGCTAGACGCGGAGATGCAGGACGTGGCGGGCATCCACCGGGCGTCGATGGGTGGCCGTGTGCCGGGCGTGAGCTCTGGCCGCGCCTTGCTTGCCCAGGCAGAGCAGGACTCGACGAACCTGTCGCCGGCGATGGAGAACATCGCGGACGGGCTGTCGGATTGGGGCAAGGTCCAGTTGCAACTGGCCAAGCAGAACCTCAAGGAGCAGCGGGCCATCCGTGCGTATGGTTCGACGGGGCGCATCATCCACCGCAAGGTGAGCAGCACCGATTTCTTTGACGACCCGGAGGTTGAGATCGAGGCTTCGACCCTCTTCCGGCGCACAGCCGAGGCGAAGGAGGCGCGGGCCATGGGCCTGCTGCAGGCCGGCCTCGCGGACCCCAAGGAGGTCCGTGCGTCGCTGAGGCTGGACGTGGACCCTCTGCGTCGCACCGAGGCCATGCTGGACTACGTCCACGCCGAGGACATGCTCGAGGCAGCGAAGCTGGTTGGTCCCAAGAGGGTGGAGAACCCGGATGGCTCAGTCACACTGGAACCATCGGACATCGAGACCGTGGAGGTCTTTGCGAACGACAACCTCGAGGCAATCGTCGAGGTCTTCGGTCAGTTCATCAAGACGCCCGAGTACTACGAGCTCGACGCCGAGGCCCAGGACTACATCCGAGACGTGGTCGTCGAGGTCTCGGCCTTCATGGCGAACCCGGCGCCGACGGGCATGCCCTACGGGCAGATTTATCCCAAGCAGGGTGCGTCCGTGGCACCTCAACAGACATCCCCGATGATGCCCAACGCGGGCCCGCGCATGCAGGAGGCCGCGGTCGGCCAGCAGCAGGCCGCCGCGAACATCAGCCGCGACGCTGGCGAGGCAGCCGGCCAGAACATGGGTGGTGGCTATGTGGGTTGATGAGATCGGCGCGCTGTTCCGCGACTACATCGACGAGCCCGACGAGAGCTACATCGACGACGGCTACGTCGCTCGTGCTCTCAAGATCGCGTACCGCGAGTTCCGGCGCCGCGTGGCGTCGCAAGACCCAAACGCCTACGTCACGCGCGCGAGCCTGGGTACGCTGACCGACCGGACCTACGACCTGTCGGACGTGGCGAACCCGGTGGTCATCCTGGGCAGCGGCGCGCTGACGCACCCTCGTCTTGAGCAACTGCTCTCGGTCTACAACACGGCGACCGACGCGACGCATCAGATCGTGCAGGAGCAGGAGGCGCTGTCGCAGGCGCGGTACAACTCCGCCCGGATCGAGTGGTCGTCGGGCAACCCGGTCTTCTTCGACGGGGCGGTCCTGTATTGGGCGTCGGTTCCTGGTGCGGTCTCGATCCGCTACCGCGGGGCTCCCGCTGTAGACTGGTCGAGGTTGACGAGCGGGGACAACGAGTTCGTCGACGACTTCGACGAGTTCCACGACATCATCGCGTTGCTGGCGTGCAAGCAGTACATGGTTCGTGACGGGACACGGAACTTCTCGCTCGACGAGTTGTTCGACAGGCGCATGAAGGACTTTGAGACGGCCATGAGTGGCATGCGGACGGCTGGGCCCATGACGGTGAGCATGGACAGGAACTGGTGACCTGTGGACCTTGAGATCATCAAGTGGCTGGCTGAGGGCGTCTTCCTCATCATCTCGATGGTGGTGGGCTACACCCGGGTCATCACCAGCATGGAGTCTGGCCAGGCGGCCCTCACCAACGAGGTGAAGGCCAGTCGCGAGTTTTTCACGGCTGAGGTCGCCTCGCTCAAGAAGGTGCTCCAGCAGGACATCAACTTCCTCAAGAACAACGCGCAGGAGCGTCACGACGCGATCACCAACGAACTTGCGATCAGCCGCGATTCGCGCGAGAAGTTGTATAACCGCATCCGACAACTGGATGGGGAGCTGCGCGAGCGGCTTGTCCGGCTTGAGACCAAAGCGAGTATCACATGGCATGGCGTAAAAAAGAGCGACTGAGCCCCCACTTCCGAGTCAAGGAGCTCGACCCCGAGCTCTACGCCGCTGAGGACGAAGACCTGCAGCGGTCACTCGTCTTCCTGTGCGAGAACTACCTCGAGCCGCTGCGCGAGCGCATCGCCCGGCACTTCGGCGAGCGTCCAATCTCCATCACGCCGAGTGGCGGTCTCCAGCCGCCCGACGAGTGGCTTGAGGCCCACGACCGCCGTCGGTGGCCGCGGCGCAGGTCGACGAGCCAGCATCGTGGGCAGAAACGGAGCGCGGGCGCTCCGTACTCGCTGGCCGCGGACATTCAGGTTCGCGGGCTGCGGCCCTTCCTGGTCGGCAACCTGATGCTGGACCTGCGCTCGGAGAAGGTGTTCCCCGAGGGTAAGGGCGGCATCGGCTGCTACGAGGACGCGGCTGGCCACGGCTTCTGCCACATCGACAGCCGGCGCCGCGTCTCGACGTGGGACGGCGAAGACGACGAATGGGTCGTCGAGTACGACAAGAAGGCCAAGCGGTTCGTGCGGCGGTCCAGCGATGCCTGAGTGGGCGGTCTGGCTCGGCGCCTCGCTGATTCCCCTGCTTATCGCTGGCGGGGCGTTCTCGGCGTTCTTGGCTGGCTATCCTCTTCTCGACACAGCGTATGGTTGGAGCAAGAAGGCAGACGCCCTGCACCGGGTGCTGGCCGCTCTGGTCATCGTTGCCGTCTGCTGCGCGGTCGGGGCCATCTACGGCTGGCGCAGCGACACCATGGGCAACGACCCTTGGGTCGGGGTCATCCACGGGCTTCTCGGCGCTTGCTTGGCGGTGCCGCTTTGGCCCAAGCTGCGAGCGCGTCTCGACAAGGAGATTGAGACGCGCAACATCGCCCGGTAGGCACCCCGGGCACAGGAGCACACCGTGGTCACCAACAAGCTCGTCGCTACCCCAGCGACTCCGAATGACCTGATGAGCAGGTTTGACATCCCCGAGACCGCGCTCGTGTTGGAGCCGCGCGAGGTCTACGACGCCTGCATCGTCGATGTCACCGCGTCGCCGGAAGACTTGTGGGCCGATCACCGCGACGGCACCACGCCGGTGGTGGTGTACTCGTCCAGCAAGCTGGTCGACGCGTTGATGAAGCACGACGAGGCGTCTCGCGAAGATGTGCTTGAGCACGTTGTCGCGAACATCGAGGGCTCGTGGAACGGGCCGGCGACGTGGGCGGTGAGGTGGGATGATGGGGCCGACTGACCTGACAGCCTGGCTGGCCATCGCCGCCGCGGCCCTGCTCGCGGTGTTCGGTGTCGAGCTCAAGCGTCGGATCAAGACCAAGAAGGCCGACAAGGACTTCGACGCCGCCGTCGAGGCGCAGAGCGAGCCCAGCCGGGTCGAGGCGGAGTTGGCCGCCATCGAGCGCGAGGCGGCCCGCGACCGCGCGGAGGCCGACGCCCGCCACGAGGCCCGGGTCGACAAGGCCGCGGCGAACCTCGCGAAGGCGAGGACCAAGCCCGCGACCGTCGACGAGGCTCTAAACATCATGGAGAGCGAGGGGTGGTGAGGTTTGTTGCCGTAGTCCTGCTGCTGTTGGTGTCGCCGGCGCTCGCCCTGACGCCCGCCGAGCGGCTGGCTCAAGGCGTCGTCCGGTGTAAGGCCGCGCTCGACGCCGAGCGCGCAGAGGCCGAGTCGCTGCGCCTCAAGCTCCGCGACGTTGACGACATCCACGAAGCCTACGTCGACCGGCTCCTTGAGACGCACACTGCTGCGCTCAACGCCGAGCGCCACAAGACGCAGGCGTGGAGGAAGGCGGCGCAGTCGTGCCAAGCTGTGGCCCGGGAGCCGGACCCGCTCTGGCGCAACCCATGGGTGGTTGGCGGCGCCGCCCTGATCGGCGGTTTTGTCTTGGGTTTGAAGGCTCAACAGTGGACCCGGGCCCTTCGCGGCGAGTAGGGTAACGCCGCGGAGGGCCGACGTGGCGATCAAGGACACCGAGATCGAACTCATCCCCGGAGGGATGAACTCCAACCGCCCCAGCAAGGGCGGTTACGCGCTCAACATGCGCGTGAACGATCGTCAGTGGCAGGTCCGCTCTGGCTTCGGCCTGCTCATGCAGGCGGATAGCCGGCTGGCCGCGGGCACGGGTGACGCGGACGGCTACGGCTACGACGAGCTCGTCGCGTCGCACCTGATCAAGACGAAGTGGGGCCGCCTGCAGGCCCTGATGCTGTTCAAGCACCGCGGGTACACGACCGACAGCGGCTACAAGGCAACCGTGGCGTCGCAGCACGTCCTCGTCGTCTGCGACCTGCACGACGGTGCCCGGTGGGAGCAGCCCTTGTTCCGGCATACGTCGGAGTTCGACTACCGCTCCCTCTCCACCATCGACATGGAGCCCCACTACCTGGGCGAGGGCGACTCCATGCTCATCGCGCCGTCGGGCTCGGACTGGTGGTTCGACGACTTCGCGGACACCGTGGTCTTTGGGTCGCGCTCGATGGGGACGTGGTGCTATCGCCCGGCGTCGTTCTCCCTCGACCCTGACCCGCAGGTCGACACATCGCTGCCGTCGCAGGTCCGCCCTCGTCGCGGCGAGCACGCCCCCGTCGCTGCGGTGACCGCGACCATCGGCGCGACCCCGCTGGGCGCCGCCTACCTGCCGTCGGCGTTCTTCCCGCGGGCTCAGGCTGGCGGGCAGTACGCGGGGCGCATGGCCTATGCGTCTGGCCGGGACGTGTTCTTCTCAGAAGAGGGGCTGCCCGGCGCCGTCCGCGCGACGGACTTCATCACCATCGACGCCCCCGACAACATCGTCGCTCTTGCCAACAACGGCTCTGCGTTGGTCATCTGGACGCAGACGCAGACGTGGATGTTCCAAGCAAGCGCGGGCCTGACCTTCTCAAGCGGCACCCTGATCCGTGCCAGCGACCAGGTCGGCTGCTTTGGCCCGCAGGCGTGGGCGAGGACGGACCAAGGGCTGGTGTGGGCCGACCGCAACGGTGTGTGGGGCAGCGACGGCGGGCTCGCTATCAGCGACCTGTCCGACGGCATCGACGTAGCGTTCGACTCACCGGGTCTGTCAAACCCGTGGTCTGTCTACCAGCAGGCCAGCGGCCACGAGACCGCTGCGGAAGCGTCGCCTCGCTCGTACCTGCGGGTCGGTGACGAGACGGCGCCTGTTGTGGCCACCTACGAATCCGACAGCGAGTACTGGTTCTTGTCGCTGCGCGAGCAGCGCGCAGCCCTCGCTCTACACGTTCCTTCCGGCTCGTGGTCGGTGTGGACGCTGGAAACATCCGCCGGTGGTGCTGGCCGGCCCAACCGGGATAGCGCGCTCGAGGCGCCGATGCTCGCCGGCCTCGACGGGCGCCTGTTCGCCTTGGGCGGGATCGAGAACATCGACTACACCGACGCGCCGGTGACCGTCTCGGCCAAGACTTGGAGCGTTCTTGAGTACGGTCGTGGTGGTGGGACCGACCGGTCGAGCGTGCCCGCAGAGACCTCGTTGGCGATGGTGCGCGATTGGTTCTCTGTCGGGTCCGGCAACGACTACTTCGTGTTTGGCAAGCCGGTGCGCGTGCCCGCCGGGTTCAAGACGCCGCAGGCGGGCGCCGCGTCCGGCGAGCTCTTCGTCGTCCCGGTCTACTTCGTCCCCGCTGCGGCCCCGAGCTTGGGCATCGACCGCATCGAGCTCCGGGTGAACATCGACAACAGCGCATGGCTGCCGGTGCTCTACAACGGGACCGAGGTCGACCTGATGCTGCCCCCTGAGCGTTGGCCATCTTACGGCGGCTGGGGCGGCGGCTCTCCGACCGCTGGTGTGTCTGAGGCGCAACTCTACGACAGCGGGTCTGGCGCACCTTCGGCGACGGGAGACCAGCTCCGCCTGTATTGGGATGCTTCTGCAGCCACGACGGCGCACGCGTTCAGCTTCAACTACATGAACCTGCGGCGAGACAACCTCAACCCGATCTGCTTCATCCCCATGGCCCAGCAGGGCTCGTGGGGCCGGCGAGGCATGTTCACTACGGTGAGCGTTGCGCGCACCCGCGACGCGACTTCGTTCACCGATGCGAAGACGTACCTGTGGCGACAGGCAGAGCCGACGCCGCGGGAGGAGAACGAGCGCGAGCAGGCGGTCGATTGGCTGCTGGCCTCTGACGAGACCACGCCGGACGACGCGAACCAAGAGACCGTGAAGGCTCGCACCCTGTGGGTGACCCTCCGCAACCGGGGCAAGGGCACGCCGCTGACCTCGACGTACTACGCGCTGCTCAACGCCGCGGTGTTCAGCGACCGGGCGGGTTGGTCGGCGCAGGTCATGGACCACGGGGCCCGCATCGTCGAGAGCGTCGACAAGCAGTCCTTGCGCGCTCGCGTGAAAGACTCGTCGGGCAACCTGCTTCGCCGCGTGCTCGGCTCAAACTCTGGCCTGCAGTGGGGGTCGACGGCATCAGCGGCCCAAGGCAACTACCTGGTCGACGACGAGCAGCGCGACACGGTCGCCATCAGCTCCGGCGTCAAAGGGCAGCACTTCGTCTGGATGCTGTTCGGGCACATCCGAGAGAAGGCCGAGGGGCTGCGCGTCGAAAGCATGCGCGGCGCCTTCCGGCGCTCTGGCGGTCGTCGCCGCAGGGGGCGCTGATGGCGAACCGCCAGCCATTGTTCAGCGGCGAGCCTTTGCACGCCGCGCGGCCCGCCGACCTCGCTCAGGGCCGCATCGCTCGCCGCTCTGACTTCATCGTCCAGAGGCTGGCGCCTCACATCGTTGGGCCGGGCGACCTTCTGTCGCCCAGGCTCAACAGCGGCGACTCGTGGCTACTGGTCGGCGGGGACTACGGCGAGCAGATGCACCTGCTTCACCCGGACGGGCGGGTCAAGGCGGCGCTCGGCGCCGAGGTGAAGGGGTTGCGGGTGTCGTCGAGAACGAGCGTGTCAGGGCTCAAGGTCAACGGCGACCTGGTCGTCGCCGGCGCTGTGGTGACCCTTGGCGACTGCGTCTTGGGCGGCCCGGTAACCGTCGAGGCCGACGCGACGCTGATCTTGCACGGCGGGACGGTACGCGCTGAGGTGTCGATCGCGAGCGGAGGCAAGGTCCACGCCATCGGCGTGCTGTTTGAGGACGGCGGGTTCATCGACAACGCCGGCCTCGCGGCGAACGCGCACATCATCGGCTGCTCGCGCAAGAGCGGCATCAGCCACGTCAATGTGACCGTGACCGCGGAGACGACCTGATGACCAGCGCATCCCGCCTCGTGACCTCCGTGCAGTTCAGCGATGGCACCACCATCGACGGCGACCGCATCGACACGGCCATGGCCGCTGTGCGTCGGCGCTTCAACGCCCTGCCGCCGGAAGACCTGCAGCGGCGGATGGTGCAGACGCAGTTCGTGGGCGGCTTCATGCCCCAAGACCCGGGCACGGCTTCGTCGTCGCTGCCTTGGATGCGCGTGTTCAACAGCGACCAGCCGGCAGACGTTGTCGGCAACGTGCCGGCTGAGGGTGTGCAGAACCAGTGGCGGCACAAGGCTGCTCGAGCCGAGGGCATCCGGCCCGAGGACTTGGTGTCGCTGGGCAGCGGGACGCAGTACGCGCTGTCGAACGCCCTGCACTTCTCGTCGCCGTCGGTCGTTGTCGGCCTGACAGTATTCCTGACGACCGACAACCTGTTCTTGAACGACTGGCTCATTAGCGGCTCGTCGCTCGAGGACTTCGCGGCGCAGATATACATCGACGACCCGTATCAGGGCGCTGAACGGCACCTCGCGAACCTGCTCGTGACTAGGGCGAAGTTCAGGCTGCTCGGTGAACTTTGGACCGAGCTCTCCGCCGGCACGGGCATCCTAGACTTCGTGCCCAACTTCCCCACCGCGTTGGCGTCGCCCTCCGGCTCAAAGCTGCCCGAGGGGGTGGCGCTCAACATGCAGAACCTGTACCTGCCCATCCCGGCGGGGGCGAACCTGCGCGTCGAGTTGATCATCCCCGAGCATGGCAACTCGAGCTATGGGTGGGAGAAGAACTCCCACGAGGCGTGGCAGAACCAATACTACTCGTGGGCGCTGACCGTGCTCGAGGAGCCGTGGCATGGCTAAGGTCGACCGTCGCCTGCTCTCTCGCGGCATCAAGCTGCTGCGCGAGCACATCACCGACCTGCTCGTCGACGGCGTGAAGGCCGAAATCGACGCGGGGACGGTGGGGCAGGAGAACCTTGAAGAGCCGACGCTGCCCTTCCGGGTGAACTTCTACATCCCGCTGATCGACTCAGCGTTCTTTGAGGCTGCGGACCCGACGTTCTACACCGGCACCCTGCCGTGGTCGGTGGCTAAGGATGAGGTGGCGTGGTTCATGCCCTTCATGCTGCCGCCGCCGCAGTCGCTGTTCTCGTCGACAGGCGTCATCGACAAGGACGACCCGGTCTTCGTGCTCGACGAGGTGCAGTTCTCCTGCGACACCCGGGGCGAGCCCGGGGTCATCGTTGACCAGGTCGGCGGCGCCGCCGGTGCGGGCAAGGTCAACTACGAGGACTTGACGCCATACGACCTGGTCGTGCAACTGCTGCAGAAGCGGCCAATCGTTCTCGATGGGGGGCGCGTGCCGACGCGCGACGTGTTCACCGCGCAGATCAACGGCGCGTCGCTGACGACCCGGCTGGGCCGGCAGAACCCAGCGGTGTTTGGCGGCCTGTCGCGAACGCTGTCTCCGTACTCGACGTACATCCTGGCGATCAAGGCGCCCAACCTCTACAACAGCTCCGGCCCAGTCAGGCGCGGGCTTGTCAACGTGTGCGTGTCGCTCAAGATGCGCTCGACCCGGCAGGGCGCGTTTGAGTCGGGCTCGCAGAACTTCCCGACCAACCACAGCATCACGTCCGACAGCCTGTCGCTGCCGTCGATCTTCGGCGGCACCAACATCGAAGAGTCGGGCCTGCAGGGAGCGATTCACGCGTTCGACGAGTGGGTCCGCGGCAAGATCGGCGGCGGCATGTCGAAGGACGGGCAGACCGACGCACCAGCGCCGCTGGCGGACACGTCTGGCTACCACGTCATCGCGGTTCCGATGTGGAACGGCATGCAGGGCTACGTCGACGCGACTGCTCACGGCTCCGGTGGGCGCAGCAACAGGCTCCCCGTGTGGTCGTCGGGGCCACGCGAAGAGCAGCCGACCTGCGACCGTCGCTTCATCCCCATCGACCGCCCGCTCATCGTCGAGCACGTCCTTGCCGCGGTGTCGATGGTTGCGCCGGCGACCCCGAGTGGAGGGCGCACAGACGGCGGGGCGCACCCAACATCTGCGACGCTGGCCCACGACATCGGCGTGGGCATTGGCACGGGGCTCCGCAGCGACCTCGTCTCGTATGAGCAGGTCGCTCGTCGGCAGTTCACGACCAAGCCCAACGGGTCGATGGTCGTCGACGAGATCAAGTGGCGCGATGGTTCGACCACCATGTGCCAAGACGATGTTGACTGCTACCTGATTGACGTGCCCATCCAGACGGGGGCGGCGTCGGGGACGGGCTGGAACGCTCAGGGCACGCCCTACTACATCGGCAAGGCGGCCTCGACGATGCAGGCCCGGGACAACGTCAACGATGGGTTTGGCGGCAGCCGCTCGCCACGGACGAAGGGCTGCGAGCAGTGGATCGAGGTCCGCTGGAAGATTCAGGACACGGGCGGGTTTGAGACCGCCGCGGGCGCCGCTGACGAAGTCCTCGTCCCAAGCACGGGGCACTTCGTCTACTTGCTCTGCCGTGCTCCTGTTGTTGGCTCTGGCGGCGACCTGCCGCTATAGTCGGCCAAGGAGGCTGGCGTGGTCGAGAAGCTCACCCCATGGGAAGACAAGCAGCGGCTCATCGAAGAGTCGCAGAAGACGCGTACTGGCCTGCAGAACGCTGCTGGCTTGGCGCGCCAAGACCTCATGCAGGCCCGCAACGAGCAGCAGCAGTTGTTCTCCGAGTCCGCGCGTCTCGGTCGCCAGACTCTGCAGTCGCAGGGCTCGCAGGTGCTGGGCCAAGCAGTCGCCTCCGCCCCGCGGACGGGCGCCGGCGCGAAGCTCGGCGCGGGCCTCGAGGCTGGCCGGTCCGTGGCGCAGAACGTCACGAGCCTTGAGTCGTCGCTCGCTGGCCAGCGGGCCGCGGCGGCGATGGGCTACGGCGACGCGATGGCAAAAACCCGGATGCAAGGCGCCGAGCAGCAAGTTGCGGCCCTCCAGCTCATGAAGGAAACCGAGCCACTGTCCGAGGCACATCGGGTGGAACTCACCACGGTCATGCCGGTTGCAACGGAGCACGCCCTCGAGTCGTCTGCGCTTGGTGGTGAGCGAGAGCTTCGCAACTTGGCTGCGTCGACCGCGTCCCCGGCGATCAAGCAGTGGCTGAACACGCTCGCCGACTTCAAGGGGGCTGTGGACCCGGCTCAGTTCGAGGCTCTGCTGCAGCAGAACGGGATGAAGATTGTGCCTCACCCGGATGGGGGCGCGGTTGTTATTGGCCCTGACGGTGCGCCGCTGACCCCCCGTCACGGCTCAGACATCGAGCTTCGCCGGGCCCTGCTGAACACGCTCGTCTCTCAGGCGCCGGCGGGGTACTGATGGCTCGCATCCGCATCCGCCGCGGCCCCGCCCGCAAGCGCGTCGTCCGCGACCCGGTCACGGGCGCGTACACGTTGCGGGTCGAGGACGGCCCGGTCACCGGGCAGGACTCTCCGCCGGACTGGCGCGACCCGCGCACATGGGAGAGCGCCTTCCGCACAGGGCTGTACGGGGCGCAGCTTCTTGGTGAAGTGGGCAGCATCCCGCTGGGCGATGGCCAGATGTCGGCGGAGGACGCCGCTGCTGCTGGGCTCGGTAACAAGGTCTTTGAAGGCAGGAAACCGGGCCCGGAGGCGTTCGCGCCGACCGCCCCTGGCCGCCCCATCATGGCGACGCAGACGACCGCCGCAGAGCGCGAGGCGGCCCGGCAAGCCGCTGTCGCTGCGGACACCGAAATGAAGGCGCGCATCGACGCCGACCGCTACCGGGCGATCATGAGCGCGACCCCACTCATGGCCGGCGCCGATCCTCAACAGCAGATGATGGACGCGCCCCCGCGCTCGGTCGAAGGCGCGCCTCCCCAAACTTCCCCGTCGGTGCCCGCAGCCGCTGTTGCTGAGGTGCCAGCCAGACAGACAACACCGGCGGCACAGGCCGACGCTCCGGGCCCGGTGCTCGCGGGCCCGGCGGGGAAGCCCTCGTTGATCGACCGCGGCATGGAGCTGACCGGGATGGCCGCTCCCGAAGAGAAGCTGCGGGGCATCCAGTCGCGCATCCCTGAGCGCCAGGCTCCGGTTCAGCGGACCCTCGCGACCGGGGCCGCGACGTTCTCGACGCTGCAGCAGCGCATGGCCTACGCGGTCAAGAACGGCGACCCGGAGGCTGCGGCCCAGGTCATGCGCGACTTTGAAATGGGCACCGACGTTCGCCCGATGACGGTCAAGGAGCTCTTCACGGGCGCCCACATCGAGCGGGCCCGCAACAAGCTCCTGTCCATGGTGGGCCGGCAGCCGTCGCTCGCGCAGCAGCAGGCGCAGGAACTGTCCATGCTCAAGGCGGAGGCGGACATCGCCAACGTCGGGGCGAGCACCCGGGCAGCCGGGGCCTTGGCTGCGGGCCGTGCCATTGGCGCTGCGACGGACGAGGCTCGAGCGCCCTCGCTCATCGCTCAGGACAAGGCGCAGGCGCGCCGTTACAAGGCCGACGCCGAATCGGCAGAGCTCGACCGCGACGTGCGGCGCGAGACCAAGGGCGCGAACATCGAGCGGGCAGGCTTTGAGCGAGACCTCGCGCGCGAGCGGGTCATCACAGAGAAGGACCGCCGCAAGACCGAGGCTGCCCAGCGGTCGGCGGCCTACGCGCTCGCCCGCCAGCGTGCCGCGCAGGCTAAGACCATCGACGCCCTTCGCCCGGAGCAGGTCGCTGCCGCGAAGGCCGATGTCAAGAAGCTCGAGGCGTACACCAACAAGCTCATCGACGACGCCAAGACGGGTGCTGCTCGTCGCAAGAAGATGGCAGCCGAGATCAAGAAGATCGGGCGTGGTGGCGGCAAAGAGAAGATCGAGAACAAGCTCGCGGACATGACTCGCGAAGCTGCGCGGGCGCGTCAGGAGGCAAAGGAGGCGCAAGGCATCCTGCTGTCCTCGAACATCAGCAGGGAGGCTGCCGAGACCGTCATCGACGATGCGAACATCAAGGGGCTCTCCCTTGACGACCTGTTCGTGCCCTTGTCTGACCTGGGTCTGGAGACGAACGAGAACGGAGAGTTCATCCTGCCAGAAGGGGTCGAGCCGCAGATCCACGACGGGCAACTCGGCATCTACTCTGGACTCCGCACCTCCGCGACCACCAAGAGCGGGCGCAAGACCACCTACCCGTTCGACGCGGCTCGCATCCGCTCTTTGCAGGGTGGCATCAAGGCCCTTGCCGAGCAGGCGCAGGAGCTTGATGCTGCGGTCATCCAAGCCCGCGCCCGTGTCGGGGCGGGCGGCGGCGGGGCTGACCCGTTCGCTGAACTGCCGCAAGAGACGCCGGAAGAGACGCCGGAAGGCGTGACGCCGCAAGAGTAGCAGCCAGGAGGGCTGGCCATGGCTGAACTCTGGCTGGAATACATCGAGCGCAAAAAGCAAGAGGGCTTCACGGGCGACCAACTCGCCGCCGGGTTTGAGCGGCGGTTTGGCGTTCCTATGTCCTCTATCCCGATGAACACGCCTCTCGACGAGGTCAGTCGCGTGGCTCGAGCAGC